GCCGAAGAAGTCTTTAATGGAGCCTTATATTTGTAAGATAAGGATTCCACCTCCTGGAGAATAGAGTAAGCTTCAGATAATGTAACTTTCAAAGTTTTAGCGTGATAAATCAATCTAGATTCAACACGATCTTCAACTTCGAAAGGATCAATTAATTGAGCTCTAGTATTATCTACTAAAGCCTCCATTAATCAACCTTCCACAGAAGACTGTAGAAGGGGATCTGTTACATTAGGGATTAATAGTCGCCCTCATTTAGAAACATCATCAAGATAATCTCTTGATAATATTCTAATTGAGTTCAGAGCGGTCTGAAGAATTCCAGCAACAATTAAATGTTCTGACTCATCAAACCACTCTTGACGGTTATCATCCTTCGAAAGAGTAGTATCTGGATTTAAACCCAGAATACTATCTCTAGCCAAGACTAATAATGAACGAGTTGGAACTGAAAATTTTTCAGTTTCAATGTCTCATAAACAACCCAAATTTGGGTTTACGAGACTTTTCATTATTATACTATGCTCTATGTTTTTACATAGACCTAGTAGTCCGAAGCTAGATGCCATTAAGGAGAAGTCCTTAAAACTATAACCTGTCTTAAAATCATTTAAGACAGTGGATACAGAGCTAAGATTATTCAAATATCCTAATCTAATTCAATTATAAACATTGTTTATACGATTAGATAAAGAGATATTAGAATTAACTTGGGAGTAGGTTAAACCACTCACCAAGACCTCTCCTATTACGGTTCTTTTAGCAAATTCGAACACTGGACGAGATGGAGAAATAATAGATTTAGATAAGTTAATTTCTAAACCTAATTTCTTCATAACATCCAAGTATCGATGAGCTAAAAGATCATCGAAGATGACAATGTCATCCCCGAGGACTTCGTATCTTTCTTCTCAAGTTCAATTACCTTTTACAAGGTAAGAGCAGTATTGCATCACTCAGTGATGAGTAATAGCAAGACCAGCTCAAGAAGAAAGACAACCCATAGGTTGACCAACTGAATACCGATAATAAATATCCTCTAAAGAAAATTCTTTTTGAGTGACTTTATTAAAGGAAAAGTCTCGGTCAACCATGACTGCTTGCCAACTGAGAGAAATACCATTAAGTCCAAAAAGGGACTCAATAATATTACCAGTAAG